CTCGAAATGGTAGTGTGTTACATTAGAACCTATTTGGAATAGTAGGAATGGCGATAGCGTTTAGTGCTGCTTCATCAGTAGCTGCCAATAACTGATTACGTATAGTTACAGTTTCAAAGAAACGTGAAGTAAATGCTTGTTGAACTGTAGTAATAATAAAGATCAGATCAGCGACAACTGTCAAAGGAAACATAGTGTTGTCATGTTTTACCCAAGCCGGTGGAAGAGTGCCGAACTGGGTATGAAGTACTAAAGCTTGAGTAAGTCTATCTCTTGCTTTGTCATCAGCATCAAAGATATGCTCGTTATTTGCGCCAGCAGTAACAGGTTGTTGCAACAACCAGTTTCTGTAAGTAGCCAGTCTCTCCAAAGCTTGTTGTTTCAGAAGCTCAAAAGAGGGAACAAAAACAGGGATAGGAATTTGAACCCAACGATTACCCACAACAGCGACATAATGACCCTCCAAAGGTTCTGGTCTAGCATCTACAGTAGTATCCGGCGGAAGCAAAGGATTGCCGTGCGGATCAACATCAACTTCAATTTCTACAACGTTACCTTGACGATTTTGAAAAGCTCTCATGTTTAACAACTCCAGTATAAAGAAAAAAGAAAAGGTTACCGATTCACAATATTGTTCCTGTGTAACTACCCTAATTTTAATTTTATTTTAACTAAACTTGTATGAATTCTAAAGTTCCTTACTCTTTCCACTTCTTTTAACCTAGGAGAATCACTCATGACTTTCTTTGCAAAAAGCTATTTCGATGTATCTAAACTTGCGTTTTGGACAGATGTAACTGACACACAAAAAGCTAGATTAGTATTTAGCTTTAGAGATGGTAATCCTCGTATCGTTGTTTATACAGGTGTAACTGGAAAAGACGGTATTATTAACTTTCCTTCTGATGTGCCTACTATGACTTACATAGTTAGTGTTCTTAAAGAGATTGCTGCTGGTGCTCCTGGTGAAAAACAAGCTATTCAGTCTTTGACTACTCTCTATGTAAATGACAAACCTACACAAGAGAAAAGACTTGTATCGACTCTTCACATCGGTAAGTCTAAAGAAGGATTAGTATACCTTTGTTTAGTTGCAGAAGACAAACCAAAGATTGTCTTTACAATTAAATCTTCTATCTATCATACCTTTAAAGATCAAGACGGTAACGCTATTCCTGATAGCGTTATTTCTGTGCGTATGACGACAAGTATCGCTGATATGATTTTGAATCTCATTAGTTCTGGTATCATGGATTATTCAAAAGAAGAGTATTCTACTACTAGAAAACAATCAACTATCAAATTAAGTGCTCCTGTTTCCTCTGGATCTTTTTCAGGTGAGATTGAAGACTTAGCTCTTTAATGTTATTTGTAAACATTTAGGCAGACCTTAGCTAGTTCACGCTAGTTAAGGTCTTTGACTAAGTTATAGCTTTATATATATTAACTGTAGCTAAGTAATTTGAGAGTAGTTTTTTCTTTTAACAAGGACGTAGACAACATGCACTTTCTTCGATATGAAGTCACAAAGACTGAATATGGTTCACATATACTTAATGTAATATTTAACGACCTTGCTTTGCAGTACGATTTATCGGACTTCTTTAAAGATACGAGTTATATCGATACTCTATTTAGCAGTATAAATAGGTATCTTACAACTTTACCTCTTGAAGTAAATGAGGAAATCTTTGATATCTTTAAGCAGAGCTATGAAGAGAAAGACGACATCAAGTATCTAAAACCGTCAGAGATTCATAAGCTTGAATATAAGGTTGCAAGAACTGTTGAGTTATTTAATCTGTCAAACTTTAAGAAGTGGATATACTGGGAACAGGATAAACTATACGTACCTGAAAACATACTTGATGAGTTTGTGTTTGATCCAGACATGAATATCACTAAGGAAAAGACGTATACTAAACCCGAATACATACATCTGATATCTCTCATACTGATCATGAGAGCGTCTATACCTTTGTACATTCATTACTATAATTACATACGCCATGTAACTGATCACTTCTACTACAAGATCTTCATGTTGTTTGTAAGGTCTGAGTTAAATGAATCGGAAGAGCTTAATAAGCTTCGTGAATATGTAGATAACATCAAGAAGATAATCGAAGGAAATAATAAGCCTGAACACTTCATTGTAAATAAAGGTATCAGTAGCGACGATATTACTGATAACGATATAGCTGAGATTATCTTTATTAAGTTGATCACTATCGACTTCTATAACAAGAAGAACAACATTATCTCTTTTGTATTTCAGACTATCAAGTTTAAGATTAACTTTAATGCAACGGATAATGAGATTATTCGAAGTAAGATCACTAAGAACGATATAGACAAAGAGGATGTAAGCTACTTTGAAGATTATAGAAAGACTTCAGATATCTCTATAGGTGTAATCTGTGAACTTCAAAATGCTCTAGAAAATATACCCGCTATACTTTCTACATTAGGTATAGAACAGTTTGATTACAACCTTTATAAACAAGAGTTAGTTCGTGCACACGCTCTTATGAACAATAAGATTCATAAGTCACAGATCATACTGTTAGGGTGGTTATTTCATAAGTACATTAATCCAAGAGCGATGTACTATATCGAAGTAAAGAAGTTAATAGAGTTACTTGTGTTTGCTAAGATAGTTCTGTGGCAACAAGGGCATTACTTCATAGCTACATTTCTAACATCGTATAAGGATGTAAACAATACATACCTAAATGTGCTACTCAAATCAAATGTAAGTAAAGCATATCTTACACCTATACAAAATAGCTATACATTTATACTTGATGACACTAAAGTAACTATACTTGAAAGAATATCGTCAGAGATAGTAAAAGAGATTACATCAAACACTTGGATACCCACTTCAAGTGAACAAGAGCTACTTTTTATCAAGTCAAAGAGCGAACATCTTACTATACCAAACAACTTGTTCAGCTTAGTTATAGATTACCTTAAGTTCTGCAACAAGTAGTTGCTGCTTTCTTTTCCCTTCCCCTTAGGAGATTTATCTTGATACAAAACCCCATGAACTATCAAACACCTATCGTTAACTTCTTGTTAGAAGATTTGATATATATTCCTACTGGTGAATATGTACCAATGTACAATCGACCGTATGTAGTAAATTCAGATTACGATAAGATTCAGAGCATCTCGGAAAGACTAAATGATAACAAATCCGCAAAAGTAAGTCCCAATATGCTAAGCGGTTTAAGTAATGGTATCATTCAAAATTCAGCTGTACCTATCAATACAGACATCAACACAAGCTGGGTATCTATTCGTAAGTTTATCTTTCTGTTAAAGGTAAGCTATACCGAAATAAATGGCATTAAACATATGGTATATCTTCAAGGGTATACTGAGTACGACGGTATAACTGGTACTGGTGCAATTGATCCACAGCTTACACATATTATCAATAACGTCATCGAAACATATGTATACTCATTTAATACACCCTTTGGTACTGTAAGTAAAGAAAAGTTAGTAAAGATTTATAACGTAACAACTATCGGAGATATGAACGAGCTTATGTTCAGTCAACGTCCAAAGGACATCTTTGATAACTATAGTACTATTACTACCGCACAAATTATCGGTAATGTATCGAGCGTAGTAAATAACGCTTACTCTTATTCACCGTTTGATAAGAGACCGGTCTGTAGTACAGTTGAAAATATCATACCTACCGAGTACCTTGCTCGTGTAATCAATGCAGGTATGTTAGTCAATAAAGAAAAAGAGTTATTTATTAACTCTACTACTGTTGAACAAGACTACGGTCCTGATGTAAAGCTTCTTGAGCCTGGATTAAACGATAACATGTTTATTCGTGCTCTTGCAAGATATTCTGGTTTTGCTTCAGCAGTAAGTAAATTCTCATTTTCAACACTTGAACAGTTTGATCCAAGTATCTCTGCTCGATTTAAAGTGTTTAATATCACTAAGGATATAGCAAGCCCTCATCTTCAGAACACTCCGGGTGTTGGAGACTTCTGGCACGGTCAAGATCCTGTAACTATTAAGGCATATACACTCATTGAGTCATCGGTTGCTCTTGCAGTTAAATACGGCTTTAATAAGCTATACTTTACTGCAAGTAATGTTCATTCACCGCTCATGGCATCTGACATCTTCATTACTTACTTTAATAGTTTTCTTAACCTTGATGAACAAGACTTTAACATTTTGCTTGAGATGTTTAAGAGTAACTTTATACAGGAAATCTTTCTTGATGAATCGCAAAATGGAGCCATAGCTTTACATATTGAGATGTATGTAGATCTATTAGGTACAAGTAAGATCTGTATTAGTTATGCGGGTTATCCAGCTAACTGGTATACTATACCTACATTTGCAAATAGTTCATTTAGTCCGGTAGTTACTTACGATAAGAACTCACTTGACTCTATGGCTATAAATCTAAACACGACCATTGACACCATCATGACCAACATTCAACAACCAAATAAAGTGTTCTACTAACCTTTTTACAGGAGATTTCTTTCATGCATTTGAACTCAACCATAGAAGCGTTCTACCTAAGTATACTTGAGTACGCTGGCTTATCTTACGATAAAGAAACGAATGTAACTTCTAACCTCAATGAAAAGCTAGGTAAGTTTACTCTAGACGATAAGGATATCGCACTTCCTTATTATCATTGTCTAAAGAATCCTTCTGGTAAAGTTATCTTCCATCTACTTAATGAGAGCTATACTAAGCCAGAAACAGCCCTCTTTAACCTATACAGAAAAAGACTCAATCTTGAACTTAATCTTAAGGTACTGAGTATCTTTGTAACTCTAATTGAAATCTCCTCAGATAAACTATACTGCAATAAGATCAAGAACGTAAAGTTTGCTGAACTACTTTCAAATATGCCAGATATTGATTTATCTGCTATAGAGAATTTACTTCAACTTACACGTGCGTCTGAAAAGCATAATGATGAAAACATGTTGATTTCAGTATACCTGAAAAAGAACGCTGAAATCAACAACGTGCCTTATGGAGCCATAGCAAAGATTAACTTTCATCTATATAAAGAGCTATGTAAAGCTCTTGAAGCAAAAGACGGTTATAAAGTCTACGATTACAAACTTCGTAAGAAAGACATCATCAGTTTCATTAGTCTATTTCAAATAGTCTTTCCAGATATAGAGAATGAACAACTATATCAAGATCATACGGATAACAAAGTCTTTAGGTATTTGAACGTACTGCTTAAGGGCGGTTATCTTATCTCAAGTAGAGTAAATACTATTGCAACCTATATAGGTGAGCTTGATGAGTATAAGGATAAAGTAAAAGACCTCGTGTTTAATCACACCTGGGTAGAACCACTACAACAGTTGTATGACATGGCTTCAGAGATTCGTCTTATACCTTCCCAGACTGATATCACTATCGAGTCTAAGCTTAACCTAGATGAATCCAAAAGTACTTCATCTTCGTTAGCAAATACACAACCACAACAATCAAATCAACAAGTATACATAACACCACAGCAGCAACAACCGCCACAGCTATCACAGCCGTCACAACCTAAAGCACTATCCCCTGAAGATGTGCTTAAATCAGCAAACGTAATGAATCCAGTTATGCCCGTTATGCCTATGCAGCCTCCTCCTATGTTATCTCCGTATATGCCGCAGTGGATGGTTGCACAACATATGGCGGAGCAACAACAAGCAGGAGTACACCCTCAGGTGGCTATGCAACAACCCATGATGCAGCATCCAAGTATGATGCAACAACCAGGCATGATGTATCCCGGTATGCAACAACCTATGATGCAGCATCCAGGAATGATGCAACAACCTATGATGCAACAACCAGGCATGATGAATCCAGGTATGCAACAATCAGGCATGATGTACCCGGGTATGCAGCAACCTACGATGTATCCAAATATGCAAACTTCAAGTCAACCTCTACAACTAAACCCTATGTTCTTTAGGTAAATTCTAAACATAGTATAGTAAAGTAGTATTACTATATATCATACTGTGAAAAAGTAGTGAGATACTTTTTCACAAGCTAAATACACAACTGGAGATACAGAGTAATGGACATTGTTGACAGATCTTTCGATTCTGAACAAGACTATATAAGATCATGCGTGCAAAAATCACGTAAGAAAGAAAATAAGCTTATACCTACAGGATACTGTTACAACTGTAACGAAAAAATACCACCAGGTAAATTGTACTGTGATTCATTCTGTAAAGATGATCACGAAGATCGCCAACGTAGCAGATAACTACATCACTTCCCTCTCTTGTTATAGAGAGGGAAGTGAGTGTACTTTTTTACGCTATACTTTTTAACATTTCAATCATCTTGTAATTTGGTACTTTAAAAGATGTTCTTATACCGTCATATTGGTTAGGATTAGTGTAACCGTTGATATACATGGCGTATACGTGATTTTCTTTTTCTATTCTCATATAGCTAAATAATCCAAACAGGTTTCCTTGAAATCTATAGGCGTCATGAGCTTGAACGGCCACAGTTTCATGGTCATACTTATTTAATAGGTAATCTAGGTACAATAGTATAGTGTTATGTTCAAAGTAGGTCTTAGAAAGAGGAACGTGGAAGTTTTTCATATAGATAAGAGGTAGTTGCTTCGAAGTATTCAAAAAATAATTAAAGAATGAATAGTATAGTTGTTTGTTTAAAGTACAACACCATATATAGTAACTGTATACACAGTTCTTGTGTGCATGTAATCGTAACAATTTTTTTAAAGGAGAAAGTGTGGAAATCAAGCCTGAATTCATAGGTATGGCGTCTATAAACCAATTTATTACAAGCGTCTCATCTCCTCGAGGTGTGATGCTTAATAGTCACTTCAACTCTCATCTAGCATTACTTAATCCAGATAGTAGACTTATCAAATCTGGTACTGAATTTGAGTTAGCAAAGTATATCAACGACGTAAAGACTGAACAAAACTGTATAGTCAAAGCAATCATTCCTCGTTATGGAAACACAGGTATTACACAGATACCTGAGTATGTATTGCTAGTTGAGTATGAAGAGAACAATCAAATCTTCATTGACTTTATAAGTGTACCTATGTTTAATAGTACACATAACTATTTCGGCTATACTCTTACTCCTACAGAAGAGTTTAATAACCTTTATATAGGTGCTGAAATAAGTAAAGAAACATTACTTGCAAGAACAGCAAGCTATAAAGACGATAAGAGTTATGGATACGGTGTAAATGCTAACGTAGCTCTTATGACTCACCCAGCGGTGTCTGAAGACGGTTATGTGGTATCTGAAAGCTTCTGCCAAAAGCTTAAGACACATAGCATACTTAAGAGAACATTAAATATTAGCAAAGACTACATACCTATCAACCTATACGGAGATTCAAAGAACTATAAGTTTGTTCCTGATATAGGTGAACAAGTTAGACCAGACGGACTACTCTGTTGCATGAGGCAAAAGAACGAATGGTTTAGTATGACTGATCTTTCCGATAGAAGTCTATGTGAACCTGATCTGATCTTTGATATACCTATCTATGTAAATACTAACTCAAGAGTTATAGATATCAAGGTGACAAGAAATGCTTTTTACAAATCCGATTATAGCTCAAAGCTTACTGAACAGCTTGACTGGTACAGTAGCATACTTGTACTGTTTTATAAGAACATTGTGCAACAGTATGAATACATTATGCAAGAGAAGAAAAAGATCTTTTCAGATGTAAGTCATATACGAGTAACTCCTCGTCTTCAAAGACTACTTGTAGATTCAAAGTTTAAGATCGATGCAGAGTTAAACAATAAGATTAAGCTGTGCTATAGGAAAATGCCTATCGAACAATATCGTATAGACATTTACACTATAAGCGAGCTTACCCCTGGTTTGGGTTACAAATTGACCGATATCCATGCCGCCAAAGGTGTCATAACTAAAGTGCTACCTGACGCCGAAATGCCAAGAGATAAAAACGGTGTAGTAGCAGATATCATATCTGATCCTATGTCCACTACATCTCGTATGAATCTAGGTAGAGTTCACGAAGGTTATCTCGGTGCAGCTATACGAGATACTCGAAATAAATTCATTAACTACATAGAGAGTAAGTATAATTGTCCTATAGAGACAGCTGTACATCAAATGACTATGGATGATGTAATGTATATAGCTATCAAGTTACATAAGTTCTATAGCCTTATTAATCCAAAGATGGTATATTTCCTTGATACTTTAAATGACGATGAAAGAGCAAATCACGTAAAAGAAGTACTACTAGACAATCTATATATCTACTTTTCAGTAGACAACGAAAAGAAAGTAGTTGACGTTATACTTGATATAGAAAAGAGTGAGTTTAGACCACTTAACGATATAGTGACATATGTAAACGATCGAAAAGAACACATCTCCACTCAAGAACCTATACGTATATGTAACATGTACTACATGTTGCTTGAAAAGATTGGCAATACATATATGGCTGTATCTTCAGCTAAGATAAATAACTTTGGTTTTCCTATTAAGGGTACTACTGTTGAGAAGTATAAGACACAACATGCTCTTACTCCAACTAAGACTCTTGGTGAAACCGAAGTACGCATACTTACAAGTTATATGGAACAAAAAGGTATAGCTGAAATGCTTGATCTTACTCTTAACCCAGTAGGACATAAGCTTGCTATCAAACATCTTCTAACTAAAGATCAACCTTCGAAAGTTGAACACATCATCGATCGTTCTATCTATAGTTATGGTCAAAACAAATCATTGCTTTTGTTTAAGCACATATTAAATTCAGCTGGTGTTGACATTACTCATGTAGGGGATTAAATCTTGACAACTCTTTCAGTTAGACAAATACTCTCTATACCGGTAGAGGACATATTTACGACTATGACTCTACCCGAGTATACCGTAGTCTTTGATAATAATGAGGTAGAAGTAACAACTTCTAAAGAAATCATACTTAACCGCTACTGCTGGGAACTGTTCTATGGGTATGTAAATACGCCTATAACTCCTGTATGTAGTGTTAAACATATACTTGCAGATACATACTATACTTCTGATTCACATGTAAAAATACTGAACACTCTGTTTAGATACATATGTGAGTATAACAACTTTATCTCCTTTGCACAAAAGGAAGAGTTACTTAAGAGAGTATACTATGTAGTCAACCTTATCTTTAACAGTCTACTGTATAAGATATCTAATCACGTAACTACTATCGACTCTTTAGACTATATCGAGATCGTAAAGATGCCAGAGATAGTTAACATTCATGCAAACATTAAACCCAATCCAGATAGTATAGATAAAGCATATAAAGACATTAAGCAGACACTTACGTCTATACAGAAAAGTAGTAATAGATTTATTCACGCATATAAGTCAAAGTCTGTCAACGAGAATCAATCAAATCAATGTATAGGCCCTCGTGGCTTTATTACTGATATCGATAGAACCGTATTTAAGCAACCAGCTTTATCTGGGTTTATTGATGGATTACATACTCTATATGAGTTCATCATCGAATCAAGAACAGCTGCAAAAGCACTAAATGCAAACGACAATCACATCAAGACGTCCGAGTATACTTCACGTAGACTTCAGTTGTTAAGTATGGTGGTTGAAAATGTAGTTACAGGTGACTGTGGTTCTACTGAATACTTTCACATGCTTGTACAACCAGCTATGCTTGAGAATCTAAAGGGTAAATACTATTTAGACGATGAAACAAACAAGCTTGTAGTTATACAAGGAAATGAAACACACCTTATCAATAAAATCATCAAGCTAAGAACAGCTCTTGGGTGTACACTTGAAGATAGTTCAAAGATTTGTTCTACATGCTTAGGTGAAATCTCAAATAACTTCAAAGCAAACTCAAACCTTGGATATACTGCTGTCTCTTACCTTATGGAAAAAGCGACGCAGAGTATATTGAGTACTAAGCACTTAACGCATAGCGTAAGGAAATCAACTATATCGTTAGATGGACTAGCAAACAAATACTTCTATGTAACTTCCGATGGTTACCTATATTTCAACAAAGGAGTAAATCTACATAATCTTAAGCTTGTTCTGTATTCGAATCAGGTTACTAAGTTAGTAGATGTACTTAACCTCACACATACTAAAATATCGTTAAATAAGATAGGTAACATATCAACCATCAGCATCATAGACAATAACCACAAAAATCCAGTAAGTGAGTTTATGTCTATATCATATAAAGATCGAACATGCATACTTACCAAAGAACTTCTTCAGTATATCAAGAGTACTAAGCTTGAAGCTGATACTCGAAGTAACTTTGTGATAGATTTGAGTACGTTTGATAAGACTCAACCTATCTTCTTTAATCCTCTTAAGGAAAAGAACATCATCACGTTTGTAAGTCGTCTTGCAACTATCATTGAAACAAGTAATGACAAACAAGTAGATCCATATCAAAAGCTTGACCTTGCATTTAATCACGTCATAGATCAGTTTAAATGCAATATTAGCATCATTGAGATTATTGTATACGCAACAACCACTCAGAACGTATTTGAGAACGATTATAGGCTTGGTAGAAATAGTGTACATCCAAAGACTGAACCAGTCAACATAATCTCAAAGAGCCGATCATTATCACAGCTTTTTGTATATGAAGATCAAGTAAAAGCTATGTACAAAAGTGGCTTTAATATCTTTAATACTCAAAATAGACAAAAGCATTTGTTTGATGTGCTTTTCATACCTCACGAGCTGATGGTAAATAAGAAAATCTAACCTTGGCCCTACTCAACTACACTAGTAATTGAGTAGGGTTACTTTTTGATAGCTGTATAGGTACATATATACTTACTGACACCACCCTTCTTTTAAGTTAGGAAACTCTTTATCAACTATCCAGCTCACAAGGCTGGGTCTGCTAAATGCTGCCAACAGCTCATAGCGGAATAGCTAGTCGAAAGGCTAGTAATAGTTGATTAGCCATTACCAAAACTGAACGACCTGTGGATGGAACCACACAGTACCTACGGATGCTCCCCTAGTCTGTAGCTCTACGGTTGTCAGTGGCTAAGGGGTCCTTACTCGTCTCCTCCTGAACTTACCGTTAAAAGGACACACTATGTTTCACTCCTCTGAACCAAACAAACAACCACTAGTACCGGTTGTTTCCGTACTCGGCTATCCTCTCATGCCGTGTAGACCTGTTAGAGCTCGTAAGCTTGTAGAGCAAGGTAGAGCTAAAAAGTGCTGGAAAAAGGGCTTCTTCTATATACAGATGCTTGTTCTTACCGAAGAACAGACTCAACCTGTAGTTGTAGGTATAGACCCTGGATCTAAGAGAGAAGCGTTTACTGTTAAGTCAGAACACGCTACTCTGTTAAATCTACAATCACATGCCTGTGACGGCAATAGTATAAAGAAAGCTCTAGAATTTAGAAAGGTTATGCGTAGGGCTCGTAGATCTAGAACTACTCCTTGTAGACCTCCTAGATTCAACAACCGCTCTAGAAAAGGCTGGGTACCACCATCTACTCTAGCGAGATGGCAGTTAAAGCTCAACATACTTAATCATCTGTGCTTTCTCTATCCCATAAAAACTGTGGTTATAGAGGACGTAAAGGCTATGACCAGAAAAGGTAAGAAACAATGGAACAGCAACTTTTCACCTGTGCAAGCAGGTAAGAACTGGCTATACAGCCGTATACAACAGAAGGGTCTTGAACTGATTAAGGTTGATGGATACAAAACCTTTGAGCTACGTGAAGCTGCCAATCTAGGTAAGACTAAAAATAAGCTTGCTGAAACATTTAGTGCCCACTGCGTAGACTCATGGGTGCTTGCTAACTACTATATAGGCGGGCATGTACAACCAGATAACACCACTCTACTTACTCTTAAGCAGGTAAAAGTTATACGTAGACAACTACATTTTGCCTGTAGATATAGTAACGGAAAAAGACAGCGTTACGGTGGAAGTATGTCCTTAGGGATAAAGAAGGGTACTGTAGTATTTCATCCTAAATATGGACGCTGTCTTATAAGCGGAAACTATAACGGACGAATAAGTTTACTATCACCATACTCACTTGAGAGAGTTACTATACACGCTAAAGTCTCAGATCTGAAAATAGTGGCATACTCACCGTGGGTTATAAATGGTAACTATAATCTTCCTATATCGTCTAAACGTAACGATAGAGCTACTAGAAAGAACATAGCTAGAACTAGGTTTCTTCAACAATCTATGCGTAGTTGTTGCTCACAAAAGAATTTAATTTCACTTCTTCCCTAACAAGGACTCCTTTTATGATTGTAGTGACACTGTATAATTTATCTGTAAAGATAGAGACCGACGATAGAGGTTTACTATATAACCTAAACAACTTTCTTCTTCGTTTCTATACGTCTAAGCAAGCAAGCTTTAATCAAGCAAGTCAAAGTGAAGATAAAGTATACGTAAGTAAGGTAAACAACTATAACGTATTTTACCTACACATTAATCAATACCACCATCTAAAAGAGTTCCTTGAAAGAGCTCATTACGTTCTCAAGATAGATAACCTTATAGATAAAACAAACTACAAAGTAGAACCAGCTATAATGTCCATAAGACCAAACTGGAATCTATACGACTATCAAAAACCAGCAGTAGAGTTTTTAACCACTACTCCATTTGGGTCAAAACTTCTACCTCTTCAAACAGGTAAAGGAAAAGGTATCATATCTCTTACAGCTATCTCTAAATTAGGTCAAAGAACAGGTATAGTTATACTTCCCACATATATAGAAAAATGGGTAAAAGAGATATGTGAAATACACGATACTACACCAGATAAAGTTCTTGTCATACAAGGACAAAAGTCACTAAAAGCTCTTATAGAACTTGGCAAATCAGACGCTATAGAAAATAACTATATCGTATTTTCTTCTCGTACTCTGCAAGAGTTTGTAACGAGATTTGAAACAAACCCATCTGAAATACTTGAAGAATATGGTATAGAACCCATAGACCTATTTTCATTGCTTAACATCGGTGTACTTATCATCGATGAAACACACCAACACTTTCATGCTATCTTTAAGATACTTCTACACATCAATGTAAAGTACCATATAGGTCTTTCAGCTACATTGTTATCTGATAATTTTATAGTAAAGAAGATGCATGAAGTCATATACCCAAAGAACAACGTCTATACAGTTACAGACTACGATCGATACATAGACGCTTATTTTATCTCATATAACACACAACCAAATCACTTTAAGTTTATACGAACATCTCCATTTAGAAGTACAGTATACTCGCATATAGTCTATGAACAAAGCGTAACATCAAAAGACTTTCTCTGTAGTAATTACATAAAAATCATTACTGAATGTATAGACAAGTACTACATAGCTGAGTACAAAGATAACGATAAGTTAATCATCTTTGTATCTACAGTAAAGTTTGCAACTAAGCTTGCTGAAGTACTTGCAAATAAGTATAATAACTATACTGTAAACCGTTACTGTGAAGATGACCCATTTGATAACCTTCATAGTGCTGACATTATTGTGTCTACTGTTATATCAGCAGGTACTGGAGTAGATATTAAGAACTTACGTGTAACTATTAATACTACCTCTATATCTTCAAGTATGTCAAACATTCAAACACTAGGTAGACTTCGTAAGCTATCTGATAGAGACGTTAAGTACTGCCATATATATAATGCAAACATTCGAAAGCATAAGGACTATACAGTTAAAAGACGTGAATTATTTCATGACAAGACGCGGTCTATTATAGATCGTACAGCCGTAACAACTTTGTAGGAAAAAAACACCATGACCTCCGAACTAGATCTTGCCAAAACCCGCATTTCTCTTAGCGCAACCATGACCTCCGAACTAGATCTTGCCAAAACCCGCCTTTCTCTTAGCGCAACAAAGCTATGGATTAGGTATTATAGAACTAGAATTAAGAAGAAACAGTTATCGTCTAATTCAGAACAAGACGTTAATTTACACCAATATCCTCTAACACCTGTTGGATCACATGACTCTACAAAAGAAATCATCGATAAGCTAAAAGATCGACTTAAAGCTGCGGAGCAAATACCGCATGACCTGTTAATTAAGCGATTGTTAAGAAATAGAAAGAAACTATTGCGTAAAGTAAAAAGCGAAAGCAAAAGACTATAATCTCCTCCATACCTTCAATTAAATGTATACTGTTGGTAGAACAGTTTCCGAAGAAGATTTAGCAAATATACTTCAAACCGAATATAACAATAGCAATCAACTTAACGTACCTATTATATTCTATTCAGCTTCAAGAATAGAGACTCTTCCAATTCATGATTTCCATAAGACAAGACTACTAGTTAAGTATTGTGATAAATCAACGATTGTAATTCTTTTCTATAAAGATCCAGATACGAATATTCTAAAAAAACTATACTGTAAAAAAACACGTACTATGATGTGGCGTATAATTAAATCTGTATTAGTTTGAAGTGGAAGAGCAAGTATACTTATACGAGTGTACTCTCTTCTACCTCTGTGTAAATTATTTGGTAGATTGTTTGGTAGTTTCTTTTTTCTTTTGGAGTTTAAACATGCGTTTTCGTAACATCTTTATCGGCATTGGTTCTCTTCTAGTCGTTCTGATTCTGTTGCTGACAGATCCAGATATCGCTCTTGTTCAGAATCTACCATTTGGTTCTAGTACTTTAACTGTACTGATTCTTTTAGCTACAAGCGTTCTATTTGTAGGTGTTTTACATTTCAGTAGAAAAGCATTACTTGATTACCTTGATCTTGCTGAACTATTTAGAAAAGCAAAAACTACACCTGAGGGTTCTGGTTTAGCTATCATCGGTGTTGGTCTTATCTGTGTGTCGATTGCTATTCTTATAGCCGCAGCAGCTACCTAATGCTTCTTACTCCTTCTTTCCACCTATAGGAAAGAAGGAGTAGCTCTTTTTTATTTCTAGAATAATTTAGTGTTTTAGCATGAGTAGAACTTATGACACATTCATTTCTTTTACACTTAGAAGAATTACAAGCGGAAAGATACGTAAGAAAACATATAGCTCTTGGAAACACCTATCTGCATATTAAGTCATCAAAAGAACTACTAGAACTACTTCTTAAAACCACCTACAGTTTTCTAGGTAAAAAGACTAAGAACGACTTTAGTATAGAGGTGTATAAAACCAACATAGGTGAAGGCTATAGACCTTATCTGTCTATAGGAGAAGTACATAACCTATCTGCTCCTTTACATATTAAAAACAAGTATGCAAATATACATAGTTCAGTACACTATAAAAATCTACCAGCAAACACAGTTACGTCAAGAGATACCTATCTCTTTGTAAATGATAACATACCTTTTTACTTAGTCATAGGTGTGCCTCTAGCACCAAACACTTGCTATTTTAATTTCAATATAGACCCAATAATATGTTCAACTAAAGACATAGCTCAATACTCTTATATACGTCGTATAGAGATTGACTACTTAGAAGGAGAAGAGTAATCATGGATTTTAGAGTCGTGTTAAGTAAGATCGTCACCTTTATATATCGTTCAAGACAGATCGGTGTATATGACCACGATGATCTACTAAGAACTATACTTGAAAAAGTTAAGATAGAAACATCTCAACAGCCTCAGTTGTTAAACAATTCTATCTCTAACCTAAAGACATATAGTCTTGAGTTGCTTGAGATTAAGGAAAGTATACCTATCGAATATCTTAAGCAAAGACTTACCATAGTTCTTGATAAAGATCCAAATCTACTTAAGGCTATATTGGATGCAGTAGAAGTAACTCTAGAAGAACCAGCTATCAAGAGAACTCTTACTTCGTTAGTAAAGTTGTTAAGTAACTATTACAAAGAGTCAAACGTTATAGAGTTAGTAAGTAAAGCAGCTTATGATCTAAAGTTCAATCGATCAAAGATTACTAACATCAACGATTACGTACGTGATTTAATGACTCAGCTTGAACCGTTATCATTAAACATGACTAAGATCAAAGATCCAGCTCTTATTAATGAAGTTGACTTTGAAGTTCAAGATAATCTAAGAAATGCCTTTGAAGAAGTAAAGAACATCAACAACAATCTAGCTATCTTTAAAACAGGATGGCAAGGACTAAATACGATGTTACAAGGCGGTGTACGTAGAGGTGAGTTTGTAACTATAGGTGCGTTACAACATAAGTATAAGACAGGTTTTTCTCTATCTTTATTTATGCAAATTGCTATGCATAATAAACCCTTTGCAGTACCGGCAAATAAGAAGCCGTTACTTCTTCGCATCTCATTTGAAGATTCAATCGTAAACAATCTTCAGTTCATGTACATCTACCTAAGGTCACATGAAGATAAGAACTTTAATATCAAAGAGATCGACAGTATCTCTAACGAGAAGCTAAGTTCTTATATCGTAGAGAAGCTCACTTCTAACGGATTCTACATCAAACTACTTCGAGTAGATCCTTCACAATGGACATACTTAAACGTCATCAATAAGATCATTGAACTAGAAGCAAATGGATATGAAGTTCAGCTTTTAATGCTTGACTATATTACATTACTTCCTACTACTGGATGTGTTACTGGACCTGTAGGAAGCGATAGAAAAGATCTTATACGTCGTATACGAAACTTCTGTTCTTCGAAGAATATAACTGTAATTACTCCTATACAGCTTTCATCAGAAGCAAAACAGTTAATAAGAAATGGTGTACCTGAACATCAGTTTGTAAATGAGATAGCTGAAAAAGGTTACTATGATGGTTCTAGATCTATAGACCAAGACTTAGATCTTGAGTTGTTCATACATCTATTTAACCATAACAAGAAAAAGATACTCTCTGTAAGAAGAGGTAAGCATCGTGTACCTACAGTTATCGATGAATCAGATAAGTATATGATGTTACCATTTCCTGGATTAAACATTCCTATACAAGAAGATATAAATGCAGAAGACTCAAGTTTTAAAGTACTTCCTCGAAATGTAGCAAATAGTAACATACTTTCTGAAATACTTTAATTTAAAACTAATAGTTTGATACGAGTAGTTTTTAGTGGGGACTTTGAACTGCTTGTATTTGCCTAGCTTAAAGACAATTGTGTTTGGGGTCAGTTGTCTTTTCGTTAGGCGTTGTTTTATCATTGCGATCTCCTTAATTTTTATTCGCTCAATGCTTCAGGGTAACTTGAAGTGTTGAGCGACTCTTTTGTTCTTTTTTTAATAACATATATATTTACTGATTCAGTAACCTAAATATCAATTATCCAGCTCACAAGGCTGGGTCTGCTAAATGCTGCCAACAGCTCATAGCGGAACAGCTGGTTGCAAGACCAGTAATAGTTGACTAGCCACTAAAAAAACTGAACGACCTGTGGGTGGAACCACACAGTACCTACGGATGCTCCCCTAGTCTGTAGCTCTACGATCGTCAGTGGCTAAGGGGTCCTTACTCGTTTCCTCCTGAACTTACCGTTAAAAAGGAATCTTCTATGTTACACTCTTCTGAACCAAACAAACAACCACTAGTACCGGTTGTTTCCGTACTCGGCTATCCTCTCATGCCGTGTAGACCCGTTAGAGCTCGTAAGCTTGTAGAGCAAGGTAGAGCTAAAAAGTGCTGGAAAAAAGGCTTCTTCTACATACAGATGCTTGTTCTTACCGAAGAACAGACTCAGCATGTAGTCGTAGGTATAGACCCTGGATCTAAGAGAGAAGCGTTTACTGTTAAGTCAGAACACGCTACTCTGTTAAATCTGCAATCTCACGCCTGTGATGGCAACAGCATAAAGAAAGCTCTAAAAACTCGTAGAGAGTTACGCAGAGCTCGCAGATCTAGAACTACTCCGTGTAGAGCTCCTAGATTTGACAACCGCTCTAAAAAAGGCTGGGTACCACCATCTACTCTAGCAAGATGGCAGTTAAAGCTCAACATACTCAACCACCTATGTTTCCTCTATCCCATAAGAACTGTGGTTATAGAGGATGTAAAAGCCGTTACCAGAAAAGGTAAGAAAAGATGGAACAGCAACTTCTCTCCTGTACAAGCAGGTAAGAACTGGCTATACAACCGTATAGAGCAAAAGGGTCTTGAGTTAATTAAGGTTGATGGATATAAGACACACGAACTAAGAGAAGCCGCTAATCTAGGTAAAAGTAAGAATAAGCTATCCGAGACGTTTAGTGCGCACTGCGTAGACTCATGGGTGCTTGCTAACTACTATATAGGCGGTCACGTGCAGCCAGATAACACTACGTTACTTACACTTAAGCAGATAAAAGTTCCGCGTAGACAGCTTCATCACGCTTGTAAATATGTTAACGGAAAAAGACAACGTTACGGTGGAAGTATGTCCTTAGGTATCAAAAAAGGTACTCTAGTATTTCATCCTAAACATGGACGCTGTCTTGTAGGAGGCTACGCCGATAATCGATTAAGTTTATTAGCACCATACTCCCTTGAAAGAATATCTAGAAATGCTAAAGTCTCAGATTTGAAAATAGTAGCATACTCACCGTGGGTTATAAACGGTAACTACAATCTTCCTATATCGACTAAGCGTAATGATAGAGCTACTAGAAAAAATATAGCGAGAACTAGGTTTCTTCAGAGAGCCGGTATTGGCTTGTATTAACGTTAAGTGGCGTTATCATAAAAACGTTTTATACCATTGTAAGTCAAACAGCACGCGATATAGGCCGATGGAGTTTTCATAAAAATACAAATAACTTGTACATAGAATGGGGTATTTTTAGCGATGGTAATGTCAAAGTAACAGCCACACAGTTATACTGTTTAATAGATGAAC